CGTGAATTTACGCGGCGGCGCCCGGATTTGTTGCCACGGACATTCAAAAAGCGCGTCGGCGATTTGCTCGCGGCCGGAAAGATCAATGCAATATCGCGCGGCGTTTACCAGGTGGCGGCGCCATGATTGACCCGGCCGACCTTGCGATGCAAAACCTCGACCTTGCCTCGACGATTGACGGCAACGGGCAACTGCACAATCCCGGCGAGATTATGGAATTGTTGATGCTCAACGCCGAGACGTTGGAGAACATGGCGACGCGCCCGGCGGCCGAACCGGAAGGCGACAACCCGCCGGTTGCGGAGTTCGTATCCGCCGCCGACGCCCGTGTCGAGATTGCCGCGCTGCGCGGGTTTTACGATCTATTCACGCCCGTCCGGCATGGCCGCGACTTGGCGGGCCTTGACCCGAAGATGGGGCCGCCGGACATGGCCCGACAATGGCTGTCCGTGAAGGCGGAAGGCCGCAACGTCGCCTTGGCGGAAATCGTCAACATCGCCGTGCGGATTGCCGAAACCTGGGAAGCGGTAACGCCCGATACGGTCAAGCCCGTGATGCCGGAAACGGTGCGCGTGGGGCGGATAATGGGACCGGCGTCGCGCAACGAAGGCGACGACGAAAAGGTAGTGTACAAGCCGTTAAGCGGGGCGGACCTTACGTCGTTCCAACAGGCGCAGTTGCGGCTGTCATCGGCGCCGCCGGACCTGGGCGCTTGCGACGACAACCGGATACGCGGGCTGATATTCGCGCTTGTGATGGCGGTCACGGCGGCGGAGCCGGGCTGATGCCCGGACGGACACCGCCCGGCTCGTCGGAACGGGCGCAGCGGCTCGAAATCATCGACAGGTACGAAGCCGGCGAAAACGCGGCGGCGATAGCTAAGGCGGTCAAGGCCACCGCCCGCCGCGTGACCAATATTGTCCTTCATCACGAACGATCAAAAAGGGGGTTCGCCGATATCAAGAAGGCGCGGGCGTTCCTTTACGGCGAACGGGTGTCGATCAATGCGGCTCACGTCGAGGCGAGCGAGGCGGGCGATACCGACGCCAGCCGGGTTCGCCTAGCGGCGTTGAACGATATCGCCAAACAGGTCGGGGCGGACGCGCCGACACGCACCGAAATTGACGGCCCCATTGAACTCACTATCGTCAAATATGCCGAAACTAAGGCTCCCGAATAACTGGAATCCCCGGCCGTACCAACTCGCGCTGTGGAACTACTTGGAACGCGGCGGGAAGCGGGCCGTCGGCGTATGGCACCGACGCGCCGGCAAGGATGACGTGATCCTTCACTGGACGGCGGTGGCGGCGCAACAGCGTGTCGGGAACTACTGGCATATGCTCCCAATCGGCAAGCAAGCGCGCAAGGCGATTTGGGACGCGGTAAACCCGAAAACCGGGTTGCGCCGGATTGACGAGGCATTCCCGCCGGCCTTGCGGTCGGTGACGCGGGACCAGGAGATGTTGATCCGGTTTACCAACGGTTCGACGTGGCAAGTGATCGGGTCGGACAACTACGATTCCCTTGTCGGGTCGCCGCCCATCGGTATCGTGTTCTCGGAATGGGCATTGGCGGACCCGCAAGCCTGGGCATACCTCCGCCCGATCCTGGCGGAGAATGACGGTTGGGCCGTGTTCATCTACACGCCGCGCGGGCGGAACCACGGGGCGACGTTTTACGAGACGACCCTTGACGACGAACACTGGTTCACCGAACGGTTGACGGCCGACGAGACGGACGTATTCACGGCGGAACAGTTGCGCGTTGAACGGACGGAATACCTCCGCGAATTCGGCCCGGATGACGGCGAAAGCCGGTTCTTGCAGGAATACTATTGCGACTTCAACGTCGCCATGGTCGGGTCCTATTATGGCCGTATGCTCGCCGACGCCGAACGGGACGGGCGCCTGACGGACGTACCGCATGACCCGAACGCCAACGTCGAAACATGGTGGGACCTGGGCGTCGGGGATTCGACGGCGATATGGTTTGTTCAACGGGTCGGGGTGCAATACCAGTTCATCGACTATTACGAATCCCACGGTCACGGCTTGCCGCACTATGCCCGGATGTTGCAGGAAAAGGCGGCGGCCGGCGATTGGGTTTGGGGCGAACATGTCTGGCCCCATGACGGCGCTGCGCGGGATTTATCCACCGGGCAATCGCGGGCGGATACGATGAAGGGGCTGGGGTTTCCCATTCGCGTGATGCCGCGCGAGGCCGTTGACGAAGGGATACACGCCGTCCGCCGGCTGTTGCCTATGGGATGGTTCGACAAGACGGCTTGCAAGGAAGGCATTGAGGCGTTGCGGGCGTACCGCCGGGAATGGGACGAGAAAAAGCGCGCGTTCCAAGATCGGCCGATGCACGATTGGGCGTCCCACGGGGCCGACGCGATACGGACGGGCGCGCTCTACCGGCCGCCACGGAAGGGGAAGCGCCCGCCGCGCCGGATTGACGATTTGCCGGAAAGTCACCCGGCGCGGGGGATTGTATGAGCGGGCGTTATCAGGGCCAGCAACAATACATGTTCAGTCTGTTCAAGGCCGGCCATTCCGTGCGGTACGTTGCCCAGCTGTGCGGGATTTCCTACAACCACGCGTCCAATACCCGCGCCGCCATGCGCTTGCCGCCGTATAGCAAGGCAACGGACCCGGTTATCGGGATATTGCGCGCCCGGCCGGACGGCAAGGCGGAATACCGCGCCGGCGGTATACGGCTGTCGGCTGGGGCGGGGACGCGCCCGGCCAACTGTCGGTATCCGTTATGGGGGATAGACGAAACGTCGGGCGAATATTGCGGGGCGCCGACGGCCAACGGCGGGCCGTATTGCGCGGCCCATCACGCGGTGTGCTATTACCGCCCTTGCAAAGCGGCCAAAACGTAAGCAACCTTTCGCCGACGAATTCCCGCGACTTGTCCGAAAGGCTTTTCCCATGGCGATGATTCCGTTGCAAGACATGGCGGCGTTGACCCTCGAAATCCGGTCGCGCAACCCGGCGACCCCGTTGGACGTTCGCGTTGCCGGCAAGCCGGTCGCGGCCGGCGCCATGGCGGCGATCTACAACGAAGGCGGCGCGATGGTCCTGGATATCGGCGGCGCCGAACCGGATTTCAGCCAACCCAAGGGCACGGGGAGCGACTTATCGTCCGCCGGCGAACACGCCGTCGAGGCGAAGGCCCCGGCCGCGCCCAAGGCGAAGGCGAAGAAGGCCAAAGCGGCATGACCGCCGACAAAACCGCCGTCGAAAGATTGCGGATAGGGTGGTTGGGGGACGCCCAAAAGCGGTTGGTGAAAGACGCCGTTCTCGAATTGGACGCCCGGATAGCGGTCATGGAAACAACCATCTTGGGACCGTCCGCGAAGAAGCCCGGCCGCCCGCGCAAGGCGGAAACCACGGACCCGGATATGACGGCGACGGCGGGGAATAGCGAGTCCGCCTAAATGGCCTACCGGGACAACGCGGGCAACCATGGGCGCGTCAACCGGCCGCTTACGGACGACGAACTCAAGAATATCCTGCAACGCCAGGTGGACGCCGCGATAGGGCACGTCGGCGGCGAAATTACGTCCGATAGGCGGAAGCTGCTCGAACAGTATCGGTCGGAACCGTACAATATCGAGGTCGAAGGCCGGTCCCAAGTCGTCACGTCGGATATGTTCGACACCATCGAAGCCATGATGCCCGATTTGATGGAGGTATTCACGGCCGGCGATAAGGTCGTCGAGTTCGTTCCGCAAGAACGCGGCGACGAAAAGTTTAGCGAACAGGCGACCGACTACATCAACTTCATCGTGATGCGCGACAACCCCGGCTGGACAATCCTTTACGATTGGTTCAAGGACGCGCTGGTTCAAATCAACGGCTTCGTCAAGGTCTATTGGTCCGACCGCGAGGAACGGAAAACCTACCGCTATTCAAACTTGTCGGCCGACGACCTGGCCTTACTGGTCGAAGACGACGAGGTTGAAGTCGTTTCCCAAGACGAAGGCGTGTCGGACGATTTGACGCGCGTTGCCGACGAACTTGGGATCGACCTTGAAGGGCAGAAGATCGGGGATATCGAGGCGTTCGTCGAGGCCAACGTCCCGGAGGAAATTCGGCCGACCGTCCGTGTGTTCAACGTTGAGTGCGTTCGCGCCATGAACAAGGGCCGTGTCGTCGTCGAACCGATCCCGCCCGAAGAACTGATAATCGCCCGGAGGTCAAAGACCACGGACGATAACAACTTCATCGGCCACAAGGTCCGCAAGACTGAAAGCCAGTTGATCGAGGAAGGGTTCGATCCGGAACTCGTCCGGTCAATCCCGTCGTTCGACGAATCGGAGTTCAATTCGGAACGGGTATCGCGGTTCAGTCGGGACGACGAATACCCTTACGAAGACGACAGCCCGGACGCGACGACGCGCCCGATTTGGGTTATCGAATGCTACCTCAACGTGGATTTCGACGGCGACGGGCTGGCCGAATACCGGAAAATTATCGTCGCCGGCGGCGAATACACTATCTTGTACAACGAAGAAGTCGCGCGCAATCCGTTTTGTTCGGTCACGCCGATCCGCGAACCGCACAAGTTCTTTGGCCGCGCCTTCGCCGAACTCGTCGCCGATTTGCAGCTAATCAATACGATAATCTGGCGCCAGGTTCTCGACAACATGTACCAATTGAACAACGCGCGGACGGTCATCAACGAACGCATCGACATGGACGATATGTTGTCCAACATCATCGGCGGGACGGTTCTCGCGGAAGGTAGCGCCCCGGTCGGCGACGCGGTGATGCCCCTGGTGACGCAGCCCATTGGGCCGATGGCGTTGCCGCTGATTGAACACGTCCAGACGCAGCGCGAAACGCGAACCGGCGTGACGCGATACAGCCAAGGGCTTGACGCCGATTCGCTCAACAAGACGGCCACCGGGATTTCCCGGATCATGGCGCGGACGCAACGGCGCATCCAACTGGTCGCCCGCCTGTTCGCCGAGAGCGGCGTCAAGGACCTGTTCAAAAAGACGCTGGCGGAGGTCATCGAACACCAGGACGAGGCGCGAGCCGTCCGCCTTCGCGGCAAGGAATGGGTCGATTTCGACCCCCGCGAATGGAACGCGGACATGGACCTGATCGTCAACGTCGGGCTGGGCTACGGGACGCCGGAATCGCGCCAGGAAGGGGCCAACGCGATCATCCAGTTGCAACGCGGGATCGTCGAATTGCAACAAGGTATCGAAGGCCCGTTCGTGATGCCGCACCATGTCAGCAACGGATTGGAAGCGGTGGTGGAAGGGTTCGGCTTCCGCAGCGCGGAGCCGTATTTCGCCCGCGTCAAGGAAGGGACGCAGTTGCCGCAGAAGCAACCGCAGCCCGACCCGGCGATGATGAAGATTCAAGGCGATTTGGAGGCGAAGAAGGCCGAGTTGCAAATGAAGCAAGCGGAGGTCCAACAGAACGCCCAGATCAAGCAGGCGGAGGCGGCGCAAAAGGCCCAACTGGAAACCGAGAAGATGCAGTTGGAACACCAACGCGATATGGAAAGGATGCAGGCCGAAATCGGCATGAAACGCGACGAAATGGCCGCCCGCATAGCGATGGAACGCGAACTTGCCGAGCAACGCCTCGCCATCGACGCCGGCAAGACGGCCGCCGATATCGACCTTGCCAAGCGCAAGGAGGAAACCGACATGGCGATTGCGCTGGCGAAACAGGAGCACGAACACGAACATTAGCCCGCGCCGCTTGACGTTTCCGAAAAACGTAAGCAACCTTGCCGGCGATATCTCACGAAAGACCGTAAACCAAGCGGAAGGAGAAACCACCATGCCAAAGGGTATGAAGTACAAGAACGCCAATTCCTCGCCACGAGGCGGGGGAAAAGTCGCCAAGGCCGCCAAGTCATCCGGCGGCGGCGGGCGTTCGCTAGCCGGCGATTACGGCACGGCCACGGCCGGCGGAACCGGTCTGCGAAGCCCCGAATACGGGTCCAATGCCCGCGTCCGGGAAACCCGATTACCGGCGGGCGGTTGTCCGCGCGGTAGCAAGACCCCGAATTTCAAGAAACGGATGAAAAGCGGTTACTAAGCCATGATCCCGACGACCGCCCAGGACATCGCGCACGTCACCAACGATAAGTCGCTGCGCGATATCGAACAGGCGAACCGCGATCACTTGCGGGTCGCCGAGGCGGCGAAGGGAATTCTGGACGATCCGTTTTTCAACCAGGTTATGGATGACCTGGAAAAACAAACCGTCGCGACGTGGGAAAATTGCGATAACCCGGTAGACCGGGACCGCTTACACGTCACGATCCGGGTGTTGAAGGTCATTCGCCGGGCTTTCAAGACGTATACCCAGGGCGCCGAAACCGCCCGCTTGGCGATTGAACAAATCACGGAAAAAAGAAAGAACTTGAATGGCTGACACGATGCCCGATAACCCGACCGTACCCGTGGCGGGACCGGGACCGCATGGCATCGAAGCAGCCGCCAAGGCTATCGCCGCCAAGATTGCGCCGGACCGGGGAACGCCCCCGACAATCGGCCCTGGCGACGAACCTGAGTCGGACAATCGCGCTCCTGCCAAGCCGGAAGGCGACAAGCCTGCCGGCAAGGCCGTTGCACCGGACCCGACACAGACGCCGGCCAAGGAACCCGAGCCCGAGTTTACGGACGCGGATTTCGACGACGCGCCGGCCGCCGACGACCCCGCAACCGCAACCGCGCCAGACGATGGACCGCCGACCACCTTCGATGCCCTAGCCACCAAGGCCGGCATCACGCTTGACAACTTGCTGGACATGACGATTACCCGGCAAGTCAACGGCAAGGACGAGGCGATAACCATCCGCGAGGCGCGGGACGGCAATCAGCGGTTGGAGGATTATCGGCAGAAAACGGCGGAACTTTCCGAACAAGGCAAGGCGGCCCATCAAGAACGGGCGGCCGTGCAAGCCGAACGACAGCACTACGCACAAAACCTTGAACCGTTGGTCGCGGAACTTGGCGAAATGGTGAGGGCCGAAGATGCCTATCTCCAACAGCTTCTTGCCGAGGACCCGACCGAATACCACCGCCAAAAAGCCTACGTCGATCAACGCAAGGAAAGACTTGCGGCGGCGGCGGCCGAACAACAGCGCATCGGGGAGCGCCACGCGCAAACCCGACAGGCGGAACTAAGCCAGGATATCGAACGCAACGCGTTGGAACTTATCCAGGCCGTCCCGGCGTGGGGCAAAGACCCGGCCATAGGCAAGAAGGAAATTGCCGAGATCAAGGACTTCGCGGCTAAGACCTACGGTTTACCGCGTGAGAGTATCGACGCCGAATATCGCTCCGGCGCCATTCTCGCGGCCCGTGACGCCATGAAGTACCGGAAGTTGGTCGAGAACCGGGACAAGCGAGTCAAGGAAGTGCGAACGAAGCCCAAGTCGGTACGGGCGGGGGCCGCCGAAAGGCCCGTGACCGCCAACGAGGGCAAGGTGCGAAAGGCCCGAGCCGCCCATTCGAAGACGGGTTCGGTGGAAAGTCTCGCCGCTGTGTTGAGAGCCCGAATGCAATGACCCACAAAGGAGTGACTTCCCATGGGCGTTCCCACAAACACATTTGAGACGTACGCCGCAATCGGCGAACGTGAAGACCTCGCGGACGATATCTACAACATCGCCCCGACGGACACGCCGTTGCTCAACAGCATCCCGCGCGTGGACGCGACGTTCATCACCCACGAATGGCAGACCGACACCCTGTCCGGCGCGACCCAGAACATCGTGGCGGAAGGCGACGACGCCACCACGGACGCCGCGACGGCGACCACACGGTTGTCGAACACAACCCAGATTTCGGACAAGGTGCCGCGTGTGTCCGGGACCGTCCAGTCCGTGGCGAAGGCGGGCCGGCGGGACGAGCTTTCCTACCAGATCGCCATCCGCGCCAAGGAGCTCAAGCGCGATATGGAAAACGACCTGTGGCTTAACAATATCATCGTCACGGGTTCGTCCGGCACGGCGCGGGAACTTGGCGGGATGCCGACGTGGATCGCCACCAACTATAGCGGCGGGACGGGCGGTTCGGCCGGCGCCACCGGCACAACGGCGGCGACCAACGGGACCCAACGGGCGTTCTCGGAAACCCTGTTGCAAGCCCAGATCAAGAATTGTTGGGACGCCGGCGGCGACCCGGATACGGTCTACCTAGGCTCGTTCAACAAGCAAGTGATGTCCACGTTCACCGGCAACGCAACGCGGTACAAGGACAGCGACGACCGCCGTTTGCAGGCCGCCATCGACCTCTACGATTCCGACTTCGGCACCATGGAGGTGATTCCCGACCGTTTCATGCGGGCGCGTGATTGCTTCCTGGTCGAAACCGAGTTGCTGGCCGTGGCCTACCTCCGCGAATTCCGCTACTGGGAATTGGCGAAAACCGGCGACAGCGAGCGGGTCCAGTTGCTCGTCGAATACACCATGGAAGTCCGCAACGAGGCCGCGCACGGGTTCATCGCCGACCTCACCACGTCGTAAGCGGGGAAACGGAAAGGAGACATCGCCATGCGAAACTTCCTGAAATCCCTGCTCGTTCTCGCGTTGCTGGTGTCCGCCGGCACGGCATACGCGAAATGGCAACTGCGCCATAACGCCGACGGCACGTCGGATTGGGTCCGGGCCGGGCCGTCATTGGAACAAGAGACGTTCGCGGTCGGGCGGCACTTCCTTACCGTCCGGCTGACGGACGTGTCTCAATACTCCACGACCTACGTTCCGGTCGATGTGACCAACGCCCAGATAACCCTGGTGCAATCGGTCATGCTGGACAACATCGGGACGGCGGACGCGCTGATCCAGATTACGATCATGCGCGACGCGACGGCGTATGCCAACGTGTCCAACGGAACCGCCCATATGACGATTGCGAACCTTGCGGCGGGCGACGAAGTTGGCATCTTGGACACCTACACGCCGGTTCGGTTGACCGACAACAACCATCTACACACCGGCGACGTTATCGCCATCTCGTCCGACGGCGGGCCGGCGGCGGATAACGGCAGCGCGGCGGCGCAGTTCACGATCACTATCGAGCCGAAATAATGTATTGGGTTGGGGGCGCCGCTTTCGCGGCGGCGTCCCTTACCTTCTTGATTTATACGGCTGACCCGACGGTGCCGCGATGGGCCGCGATATTCACCTTCACGATTATTCTCTTGCTCGCCGGCACCGGTTGGCTATACCGCGCCCGGCCCACCTTCCGGCCGTTCGATTGGGCGCTCTTGGCCTTGCTAGGCTGGATCGCCCTGTCGGTTACGTGGTCCTCGGATTACCGTCAAGGATTGCTCGAATTGCAAAGGGCGGTCGCCCTTGGCGTTCTCGTGTTTGCGTTCTCAAGGGCTTCGCCGGAACGTTTGGCAACCTGGATCCCGGTATGCGCCAATCTGACCCTGTTGGCCGTGATGCTTTTGTACGCGGCCCGGCCGGGTATATCCGGCGGGTTCGGCAACTCGAATTGGCTCCTGGAATGGGTGGCAATTACCTTGCCGTTGGCCGCTTGGGCGATAGTCCGCCGGCCGATGGGCTGGGCGGCCATCCCCGCCGTCGTCTTGGGCGGCTGGCACGTCGCAACGTCCGGGTCCAACGCGAAATGGCTGTTGCTCGCCGTCCCCGTCGTTTGCGCGGTCCCTTGGCTTGTGCGCCGCCGGCAATGGTTCGCCCTGGCGGTCCTGGCGCTAGTCGTCGTCAACGGCGCGCTCTGGATGGGGGCCTTTGGCGACCCCAGGGCGTCCGTGCTGGCCCGCGCCGAAATCTGGATCAACACGGCGGCAATCTGGTCAACGGCGCCGTGGGTCGGGGTTGGCCTCGGCGGGTTCGATTGGAATTACGATCTGTTCCGCGAATTCCATATGCCGTACTTGGGTACGACGTTGATGGAACGGCTGGCGATAGACGCGGGCCTGGCTCACAACGAATTGTTACAGATTGTTTCAGAAATCGGGTTGGTCGGCCTGGCCCTGGCCGTGATTTGCGTCTTGTTCATGGGCCGCGCCGGGGGGCCGCCGGCCGTGACCCTGGCCGTGGCCGGGGTGCTCTCAATGGTCGGGTTCCCGCTTCACTTCCCGTCCAGCGCGTTCGTCATCATGGCGGCGGTGGGGTTGCATGTTTCGCGTTCTAGCCCTCATCCCTTTGTTGTTAGCGGCCTGGATTGGTTGGGCCGTGCCGCAATGGTATTTGTCCCAAGCGTATATCTCGAACACGCGCGTTTTGCTGGAAAACCACGACTTGCCGGACCCGGCATGGATAGCGAATGTGAAGGCGGTCGCTACTTGGGACTGGGACGGACAGACGCGGAAGCAACTTATGTTGACCCTGGGCCGGTTGATGGCAAAATCCGGGCTTTGTACCGACTCCAAGAGGAAATGCGTCGCCGTATCGCCCGGCGCGGCGGACAAGGCATATCGGATTGCCGCGACGGCGGCGCCCCACGCCCCCGCCTTGTTGATAACGCGGGCGGAATACCTGATAAACTCCAACCGATGGCGCGAACCGGAAATGGCGACGTTGATGGCGCGGGTTCAACAAATCGCGGCGGCTCAACCGGAAATGTGGATGGCCGAAACCCTCTACGCCAATCTACTCGGCGACGCCGCCCGGATGACGGAAGCGATCCGACGGGGCCTCGCCTTGCCGAACGGCCAACGGTTTCAAAGACTTGTTGAAAGGTTAGAACAATGACGCGAATCAAGATAATCCTTGCGGCGATGCTGGTGGCCGTAGCGTTGCCGGCGGCGGCGCAACAAGGCGAGCCGCTAAGGCCGGTCAAGACCCAATGGCTTGACTATCACAATACGTCGCTCAACGCGACGGACAGGACCGGCGAATTCATCCGGCACTTGCGTTTGATGTGTACGACGGCCTGTTACGTGGCGATTTCATCGAGCCAAGAAATATCAGCGGACGCGACATCGGCGGCGTCGGCGGAATCGACGACATCGTTTTCGCTCCCGGCCAACGTGCCCATGCTGGTCTTAGCGCCGGGCCTTGCCATTGTCTCGGCCATCCAGGAATCGTCGGGCGGCATCCTATTTATAACGGAGATGAGCCGGTGAACAACCGGTTGAAGTAAAAGGATTATTTAAGGTGGCGCGGTAATGGCACAACGGCGACTATTCGACGCGCACGGCGGGATCGTCACGACCTTCGAGTATGACGAAAGCAACGATTCGTTCGCCTTGAACGATACCCAAAACGCCGGGCCGTACCTGGCGCAGAACGCCCGGACTCGGGCCGATAGCGTTCCGACCGGGAACTTCCGGATGAAGGGGTCCATCCCGTTCGTCTTGTTGCGCTATCTGTTGAAGCAACGCGGGTTGACTTACTACCAGTTCCGCCGCCTGGGCCGGCGGGAGCGGGACGCGATCTTCTACAAGATTTTGCAAGACCGGGACACCTACAAATTGCGGACGGCCGAGCCGACGCGCAAAGCCAGTTACACGGGGGCCGGGCCGGCGCTACTGTTGCCGGGGGCGTAGCCGATGGCGATCAATACCTTCACCCTATTGCGGAGCGCGATATCCAACTGGTTGAAGCGCGATAGCAATCAGGTCGCGGATGACCGCCTAAAGGAATTCGTGACCCTGGCCGAAGACCGCATCTATACCGATTTGCGGGTCCGGTCGATGGAAGCCCACATCGACTTGCGCCTGACCGCCGCGACGACGGTATCGACCGTTTCCGGGACGAACACCGTCTTGTTGACCCCATCGACGGCGGCGACGGCCTATACCCTGGGCGACCGCTACAACTTTGAATTGGCGGGGACCAATACCGGCGCGGTCAACGTCAACATATCGTCCCTTGGCGAAAAGGACGTAAAGAAGGGCGAGGACGCGGGCGACGAACTTGAAAACGAGGACTGGATCGACGGCAATACCGTGGAGATCGTCTATGACGGGACCCAGTTCGTGTGGGTCCCCCGTGGCGGCTATCCGTTGCCGTCCCGGTACGTCGAACAACGGCGCGTCTATCTCGACGTGGACGGCAACAAAAAACTGGACTACATGACGCCCGAACAATTCTGGATTCGCAAAGGTTCGTCCGAAACCGCACAACCGAAAATGTACACCGTCGAAGGGCCGTACATAATTTTCTCGCCTTTGATGGACAAGGAATACTTCGGCAAGTTCTTGTTCTTCCGCCGGTTCGCGGCCCTATCCGCCGATAGCGACACCAACTGGATTCTGACCAACGCGCCGGGGATTTATCTCTACGCCTCCTTGGTCGAGGCCCATTCGTTCCTGGCGAACGGGATGCGGGCGTTGGAATACGCGACGTTGTACCAAGAACGGATTGACGCCCATAGCAACGCCTTCAAGGCCGGGCGGTTCCCGCGTGGCCGGTCGCAGATACGTTCGGAAGTGGCGGTAGCCTGATGCCCCAATTCTACGCCCCGCCGCCAAAATCCCTCGCCGCTCGGTTGGCGGCGATCCGCCCGATATTGGCGGACAGCGACGTACCGGGGCCGGTCCTGGAATTTGAATCCTTCGAGCCCGACCGCGCGCCCCTTGGTTCGCCCGGTTCGCCGACGTTGACGAACGGCGTTCCCGTCCCGGACGGGTTCGGCCCGCAGGCGGATTTCAGCGCCGACACATCAACGGCGCTTGACGGACGGGCGCGGGGGTTGTCGGCGGCGCAGAATTCGGAAGGCGTTGTGTTCGTTCATGCCGGCGACGACAAGAAACTCTATTATATCAACGCGGCGGCGGAAGTGTCCAACGTATCGAAGTCCGGCGGATATGACGGCGCGGACGACGGCGGTTGGGAATTCACCCTCGATAACCTGACCGTGATTGCCACGAATTACGAAGACGCAATCCAATCGTTCACCCTTGGCACGTCCACGTTGTTCGCCGACCATATTACGTCCACGAACAAGCCCAAGGCGCGGCACATTGATATCGTGCGCGATCAATTCCTGGTCATGGCGAACACGAACGACACGACCGACGGCGTGAAGCCGTCCCGTGTTTGGTGGTCGGCGGCGGGGGACACCACGGACGCGGACCCGGACGCCGCGACGCTTTGCGACTTCCAAGACGTGAAGGGCGCGGGTTGGGCGCAGAAGGTAGTCGGGGGCGTGGAATACGGGCTGGTGTTTTTCGAGAACGCCATTGAACGGATGGATTTCGTCGGGGGCGGCGAGATTTTCAGCTTCAACCGGATTGACCGCAAGCGCGGCACGGAAATCCCCGGCAGCGTCATCGCCCAGGGCCGCCGCGTATTCTACCATTCCCCGGAAGGCTTTATGATGACCGAGGGGACGGGCGAGAGCATCCCCATCGGCCATGGCCGCGTCGATAAGTGGTTCGACGACCAGTTCGATTTGCAGTACCGCTCGCGC